TTGGTAATTCGCTCACCTGAAATAAAGTTTAAAACGCCACCTGTAGCAGATTGTAAAACCCTTGTAGATGTGTTTGTAGTAGCGTTATACTCCATTAAATAATCGTAATCAGCGCCTTTAATGAAATTGTAAATCTTTTCTCCACTTTCGTTCTTTCCGGAACCAATTGTTTCTCCGCTTGGAAAGTTGTAGTCGGTTTTCTTTACATTTCCGGTTGCATTTTTTAATACACCGGCAGACCCAATTCCTTCTGAGGTAAATATATTGATATTCTTAGGCTGACCGATTAACGCACCATTTGTCAAGCGCTCATCGTCGTCAAGGTTCATTATCGAGGTTAAAAAATTATTTGCTATTTTCATTTAAGCGTATTTTATAAAATATTTTTCAGAATAGTTTTTATGCAAAGACCTCTTTATGGTACTTAGTGGTATATTTAATTTTTTTGATGCTTCAACTGCGCTTATATAAATTTCATTTGTTTTGGTATTTACAATTCTTTTGCCTTTTATCAAAGAGTTTAAAGCCCCAACCTCCGGTCTTACTTTGCCAAACATAGGGTTTTTATCCCCTGCAAATTTTCCTTTGTGAGCTGAGGATATTTTTAACCTTGCTTCTTCGGTATGCGTTTTGCTAAACATATAATTTTTTTCTCCTTTTAATCCTCTATCAGGAAATTTTCTGCCTTTTAATTTAAGTCCGTGTTCTGGACATTTTTTACCAAACAACGGATGTTTATCTCCCTTTTTTGACTCAGAAAGCAACCTTTTAGTTTCCTGAGAAACAATTCTTGGTTTATTGTTAGTCTTATTTAAATAGCAATTCAAGCCCTTTTCTAAAACTTCATAATACTCTTGCCAATACCTTTCGCGTTCATTTAAAAGTTCTTTATCACATTCTTCAACAATTTCAAAAATGTGTTTACAGACTCCGTATTTACACAAAGAGTCATATATCTTTCTTTGATTTTTAAGTTTTTTGCCTATAATAGCATATATTAACCACCTTCTTTTTACGTTTACACTTGCTCCGACATAAACCTGCCCTATTGGGTTCGTTATTTTATAAACACCGGTTATTATTTTTACTTTATTTTTCATTATAATAATAAAAATGCCAATCATACGCCAAACGCATCCTACCTCGTTCTTTGTATAATTGGCTATTTTTATGTTTTTTAGTTACTTACGTAGGATGCTGTAACTTACATAGCAAAAATACAAAATTGTTTTTATTCTACCTAATCCAAGTCTTGCCGGTTTTCCACATTTGTATAAACTCAGTCCCTTTTATGCCAAGTAACTTTACTCTCGCATTTCTATACGCTGTGTCGTATGCTTTTTTGATGTTTCTCTTTTCATAGTCAGGAATACGAATTGAATTTTGAGAAAGTTGACGATTGATATATTCGTATAAAGCCAATTCACAGAATTTATGAACTTTCATATCAGCTTCCAAAACATCCAATCCATCTGAAACATATTCTAACAAAATTATTCTTTCGTGTGAATCTGATCCGAAATGTATTCTTTGATTATTAATGGTAAAAGTACTATTGAAGTTTTTTGCTGTATCTAAATTCCAAATTGGCGAAATCCCATATCTTGTGTAATTGCCAAAACATCCAAATCCGCCTAATGGAAATTGATTAAAATTTTCAATTGGATAGGCGGGTAAAGCATCATTTATCGCTTCAATTGCTGTAGTTCCTTCTAAAATTTCACCATTATTGTCGAATAATATGTCGGCGTTGTTATCTTGCAAATACGCTATTCCTAATGGAAAGTTTTTGTTTTCTGACATCGGGTGAATTTGCCCCGTAACTTTATCTACCCAAGATATTCTAACGTATGACACAAAATTTACAGGAAGAATTACATCATTAGCTTCTCCTAATTCAAGCTCTACTGCCTTTACTTGGTGAAGTGCTTCGAAAGTAAACTGTTTTATGCCTTGTTTTGCCTGATATATAACTTTTGCCCTTGGAACATAACCAAGCAATGTGCTATCACCTGTATAGTTCTGAATGAAGTTGTTTACAATATCCTCTAACGATACAAATGCGTATTCGCCCCAATTTTCGTCGTCGGAATAATATTCTAAGGGATTCATTGTAGGCATAGTGTCTTAATTTATTACAACAAAGATAAAAATTTTAATCATACGTTATCATAAATCAAAAAATGTTTTTATCTTTGCTATGCAATCCACTACTTGCAATGAAGATATTGGTCGAAAGACTAACCTGAAAATCCTCAAAGATGCGTAGTGGCTCTTTGGGGATTTTTCACTTTAATACAGTTATGATAGAATATTACAAGAATTTAGATTTAGCCGACATTAAATATGTTGACGAAGAAGGTGTTGAAAGAATTGAGGAATGGCGGGATTTTTCTATAAAATATAAATACTATTATCAAGGAAGTAATTTAGGGAGAATTAAAGGCTTAGAAAGAGATGTGAAACACGCTTACGGTGGATTTAGGACATTAAGAGAGTCAATTAAGAAACAGTCTTTATGGGGCGAAGGATATTTAAGTGTGTCATTAGTTAAAAAAGGCAAAACCGAAACTATTAATGTTCATATTTTGGTCGCTATGGCATTTTTAGGACACGTTCCTTGTGGACATGAAAAATTAGTAGACCATAAAAAAAACGAAGACAGATTGAATAATTGCATTTGGAATTTACAAATAATAACCGCAAGGGGAAATGTTTCAAAAGATAAAAAAGGAGGGACTTCTAAATATGTTGGCGTTTCTTATAGGGAAAAATACAACCATTGGCGCTCGGCTATAAGAATAGGAAAGTCAAGAATTGAAATAGGAGCTTTTAAAATAGAAGAAGATGCAGGTAAAGCATATTTACTCGCTGTTGAAAACATAGATAAGTTTGATGGAGATATTCCTAAATTTAGGGCGTTGGTAAAATCGTTGCTCTAAGCGTTTTGTTTTTGATAATCTTGAAGTTGTTCTGCGTTTGCTACTTGGCTCACCTCTGACTCTCGAATTGACAAGCCGGCATATCCAAGAACTTTTACCACGAAAGCGTCAAAGAGCGATATATGAAGTTGAATATCCATAAAATCACTTGCGGATTGGTCAAAAATTGGATTGCCTGATACGAGTTGATACGTCCATTTTGGAGGTGTTGGAGTTTTTATATAAAACATCTCAGCATAACTACCGCTTGGAATTACAGGAAACACTCTAAAAGCACTTCCAATTCTTGTATAAACTGGAAAAGTCAAACTTGGAGTCGTAAGTGGCGAATTCATCATTATATTCAACTCACGTTTTTGAACTTCATCAATGTCAACTTTTTTAGTATCTGAATTAACCAAAGATAGGTTTTCAGCACGATATAAATCCGCGCCTGTATAAGACCATAAATTCGTTAATGAATCATAAGTAAAATTAGATTGTGTACTATACTCGGCAAATACGTCAATTTGTTCTCTTAAATTCTTTGGCAAATTCGCGTATTCTGTACCGGTCTTACGGTTATTTTCTTTATTAATGAAATTGTTGTATTGCGTAAACAAGTCCTCAAAAATTGACATTTGCGCCAATTGGCAGAATGAATTAAATTCATCTACACCGATATAGCCCCTGTTGGCTTTATTAAGCAAAAAGAGTGTAACGTTTCGAACTTGATTTATGCTGATTGCCATAGCGTATTTATTTTAAAACAAAGATAAGATTTTTTTATAGCAAACTTACTTTTGATATTATTTTTCTATACTACTTTGTTAATTAACGAAATGTGGTATTTTTGCTTTATGATAAAAGTAGGTTCAGATTTTTCGGGTGTAGGTTCTTTTGACCAGGCATTAATTAGATTAGGTATCGATTACGAAACGGTTTTTGCTTGTGATATGGATAAATACGCAAGACAAACGTATTGTTTAAACTTTGGAGAGCCTAAATACTATCCAAAAGATGTTTATGAACGTGAAATTCCAACCGAAAGCCTTGATATATTTATGTCGAGTCCGCCTTGCCAGAGCTTCAGTTTAGCCGGCAAACGAAAAGGCGAAGATGACAAAAGGGGAATATTGTTCTACAACACTCACGAATTTATTCAAAAAAACAAACCTCGTTTCTTCATTATAGAAAATGTGAAAGGATTGCTTTCCGATGATGGCGGTAAAACTTTTCAAAGATGGATTGATTTACTTGGCGGGAAATCAGTAAATGGCAATCACGTTATTTTTTCACACGAAGACTCAACATCTTATCACGTTTATTATCAAGTTTTAAACGCTAAAAATTACGGAGTTCCGCAAAATCGTGAAAGAATTTTTATAATCGGAATTCGTGATGATGAAGATAATGATTTTTGTTTTCCAAAACCTATTCATTTGACTAAAAGGCTAAAAGATGTTTTAGAAAGCGAAGTTGATGAAAAGTATTTTTTGAGTGAAAAATTAATTGAGTTTTTCAATACCAATACCAATACCAATAGAGAAAAAGGTAACGGATTCGCTTTTAAACCCAAAACAGAAGATGCAACCGCCAATTCGATAACTACAAAAAGCGGTTCGCGAATGGATGATAATTTTATAGAAATCCCAACCAACAACTCAAAAGGCTTTGACATATTAACAGAAGAAGATAGTCTTAATTATAGCAATAGCAATAGCAATAGCAAGACAAGACGAGGACGAATTGGCAAAGGAGTAGCGCAAACACTTGATACTAATTGTCAGCAAGGTGTTATGGTTCATAATGTAAAAACGGAATTGAATCAAGTTGCTTCTTTATATGAAAATAATTCTGACGCAGGTAGAGTTTATGATACTGAATCTATTTCTTGTACTATTAAAAGTGAAGGTGGTGGTGGTGGAGCTAAAACAGGTCTGTATATGGTTGAAGAAAAAGAAGAATATTCAGGAATCGCAGTACATCCATTGTCTAAAAAATTAGAATTTGATGGGTTTAAAGATGGAAATTCTCCTGCTTTATTAGCTACAGATTATAAAGCTCCAAAATGTATTCAATATAAATCTCAAAGAATTAGAAGACTTACACCAACTGAAGCGTTCCGTTTAATGGATTTCAATGAAGATTTTAAATGGGACGTAAGTGATAGTCAAGCCTACAAACAAGCAGGTAACTCTATAGTCGTAGCTTGTCTTGTAGAAATTATCAAAAAACTAAAGCTATAAAAAAAGCGCCTCAATAGAAGCGCTTTAATTTTATAAAATACCGGTTATTATCCGATTGAATTTTTAAGAAACTCATAAGTAACTCTACCGTTTATTCCACCGGTAACTTCTGATTCAGTTGACATAAAGAAATCAGCGATAACATCCCATTTGTTTTCATTTCTTCCTACTTCGCAAAGAACTTCTCCTGCTTCGTTTAGGAATCTGTTGTTTTTATAAGATATTAATCCTCTGTCTTCGGCAATTTTAGCAATACCTTTTACTTCAATGCTTCTATCATTTGCCAATCTGACAAATTCTCTCGGCGATTTAATAGCTTGTTGATACAGCGCTGTTTTTACTTCGGCAGGCTCCCAAGTTTCTTTATAGTTTTCACATAAAAGCCTTGCAATAGCGTCTTGTTTCAAATAAGGCAAATCAATAGCTAAATTTCTTGCTTTTGTTTCTAATTCAAAATCGTCAATTTTAACTTCAGCTTCTTTAGAAGGATTGTACTCTCTGAATAAACTTCCGCCCATTGCTTCGTTACCAGGATGAATTGCTAAGAATTTCTGCAATTTAATATCGGTTTCGTAAGTTTTAAGCATCCCGTCCTTGAAAAATACGTGCTGAACTTTAGAATCTCCTTTGTGCTTTTCTTTGAAGAAAGAAGTTTGTGTTAAAGAATAGAATAAAGCATAAACCTCATTTGTTTCTTTATTAATGTATTGTAAAGGGCTTGCATCTTTATGACGTGTTGGCAAACCTCTTGAAATAGGCTTACTTCCATCACACAATACATAAATTCTTTCTTTAGGCTTGAAATTGCGAAGTTCTGGCAAGTCGTCAAATAACTCATTTTTAATTTGAGCGACAACAATGTTTTCGGGTTTTACTTCTTTTTGAACCGGTTGAGATTTTTGTAGTTGTTCCTCAACCATTTTTTTTACCAAATCAGCTACTTGTGAAACAGGTATCGTTTCTTCTGTGTTTGGATTTTGATCCGTTTTCTCGCTTACTAATGTTTCGTCTTTGACTTCAATAGTTGCGACATCTTCTTTTTTTTGGAAAGGTTTCCAATTTGTATTTCCCATTTTTATTTTAATTTAGATTTGAAATTTGTTTTTACCAATACTTATTAGTCTGACAAAAATAATAAATAAAATCTATCGATTTGCATTTCACTATACTATTTTTCTATTATGCTTTTTTGTTTGGAATTTTTATGTAAATTTGCCTTATGATTATTCAGGCAGGTTTAATCAAATTAACGATATTATTGTAAACATCCCTAAGAGTAAAGTCCTGCCTGACCGAAATTAGGGATTTTATATTTTTAAAAATGAATTATTTTGAAAACAAAAGCTTAAAAGCCCTTTTCTACATTAACGAAAAAGGTTTAGTGCGTCAAGAAAAATGGACGCAAATTATTGGTCTTGAAGGCGTTTTTGACGGGTCAAATTTAGGAAGGGTTAAATCATTAGAAAGATTATCGCCATATAAACATTCTTTTAGACGAGTTAAAGAAAAAATATTGACAGCATCATTGGATGATAAAGGTTATTACAGATATTGTCTACATCACAATAGACAATATGATAATTTTTTACTTCATAGATTAATTGCTATTCATTTTATTCCTAATCCGGAAAACAAGCCTGAAGTAAATCATATTGACGGTAATACAAAAAATAATGATTTTTGGAATTTAGAATGGAATACTCCAAAAGAAAATATTGAAAATGCTTTTAAGTCAGGTCTTATGAGCAGTAGAAAAGGTATTAAAAATAACGGTTCAAAATTAACCGAATTGCAAGTTTTAGAAATACGTGAATTACATGGAAAAATAACTCAAGCAAAAATATCTGATTTATATGGATTAAACATATCTACCGTTTATAATATTATAAAAAGAAAGTCTTGGAATCATATATAAAAAAAGGTAACTATATACAAATTTACACCAAATAAATTTGTTTATGTGTAATTAACTACTTATCTTTGCTATGTAATAATAACAGAAGCAATGATAAATCAAGATTTCAAATCGATTTTAGACTTAATTAAAGCGTTTCCAAACGAGCAAACTTGCATCGACCACTTGGAAACTTTACGTTGGAACGGTAATGTAGTAAGTCCATTTGACACTACTTCTAAAGTGTACAAATGTAAAGGTAATAAATACCGTTGCAAAAACACAGGCAAATACTTCAATGTTAAAACTGATACCCTATTCGATAACACTAAAATCGAATTACAAAAATGGTTTCTTGCTATTTGGATTGTTACATCACACAAAAAAGGAATTTCATCTTTACAATTAGGGCGTGATTTAAATATTACTCAAAAATCAGCTTGGTTTATGCTTCAACGTATTAGAAACTGCTTCGGAATTGAAAATAACAATGAATTAGATAACGAAGTTGAAGCAGATGAAACTTATGTAGGTGGTAAAGAAATCAACAAACACGCCAATAAAAAAACAGAGGGTAATACTGGGCGTTCTATCAAAAGTAAAACTCCTGTTGTTGGTACGGTAGAAAGAAATGGCAAATTAAACGCTAATGTTGTTAAAAACACATCTTCCGCTACGCTTACTAAAGAAGTTGTCGCAAACGTAAAGAAAACAGCCTTTTTATATACAGATGAATATTTAGGTTATAGAGGAGTTTCAAGAATTTACGACCATTCAGTAGTAAAACACAACCGTAACCAATATGTTAATGGTAGAGTTCACACAAATACTATTGAGGGCTTTTGGTCTTTGCTAAAAAGAGGTATATTTGGTATCTATCACTTTACTTCTAAAAAACATTTACAAATGTACGTTGACGAGTTCGTTTTTAGATATAACACAAGAGATACAACCGAAGCAAATAGATTTAATTTATTACTTGCTAACTCAAATAATCGTTTAACTTATAAAGAATTGATAGGATAATGGAAAAAAAGAATATCATAAAATATGATGGTGTCCTTGAACTTGGAAATGACGTAACAATAGATTGCTATGTTTTAGACGATGGAACAAGAGTATTGTCAGGAAACGGAATGCAGTTTGCTTTAAATATGATTGACGAAAATGAAGTTAATCCATCAGGAACAAGGTTGGCCAGATATTTAGGTCAAAAAACACTTGAACCCTATATTTATAAAGACAAAGAACAAGGCCACTATAACCCTATTGTTTGTTATCGAGGTGAACAAAAGATTAACGGATATGAAGCCACTATATTAATTGATATTTGTGACGCATTTTTACAAGCAAGAAAAGATATAAAACTTTCTGCAAGACAAAAAATTATTGCAGACCAATGCGAAATATTAGTAAGGAGCTTTGCTAAAGTTGGTCTAATAGCTTTAATTGATGAGGCTACAGGTTATCAATATGACAGAGAAAAAAAAGAATTACAGACTATTTTAAAAGCTTTTATTTCTGATGAAATATTTGAATATCAAAAACAATTTCAATTATCATTTTATAAAGAAATATTTAGGCTTTGGAATATTCCATTTACTCCTGACAACATAAAAAGAAAACCACAATTTATAGGGCATATAACTAATAGATACGTTTATTCTAATTTACCTAAAGGTTCTTTTGTTTTAGAGAAATTAAAATCTTTAACACCTAAAACAAAATCCGGCAATAGAGCATATCAATTCCATAGGCATTTGACAGATGATGGAAAAGAAGCTTTAAAAAAGGTTTTATATTCAGTTGAAGCATTAGCCTCAATTTCAGATAATAAAAGACAATTTGATAAGGTAATGCAAGATAAGTATGGCCAAAAAGAAATTGCTTTTTCAGATTTAGAAACTTTAGATGAACCTCAAAAAGATTTACCTAACAAGTTATCTGATTTTAATGAAAAATTGAAAAAAGGATTAGAATTTAATCCGAAAGATAAAAATACTGAAAATAAAAAACCTAATGAAAATACACAAGGTTCATTAGATTTATAAAGCAATAAACCCCTTAATTGGGGCTTATTCTAAAGCAAAACAACTTTCAATTTTCTTAATTATAAGTTTGAATTTTTCAATATTTACACATTCAGTAATTTTATGTGAAATAACACTTTTATTTAAAACTGCAATTTTTTTACAGTACACATTCATCTCTGTAAGACCTTTAAAATTAGGATTAACATCAGCGTTTGTAATCTTCTCGCACAAATCACCATTAATAGCTTGTGAAGTTAACATAACAATAGTATAATCACCAGAGCTGTTGACTTTAGAGTTTGAAACTATCAAGGCTGGGCGTTTTTTGCTACCTGTAATGTCTGTAAATGGAAAATTTACAATTACTATGTCTCTTTGTGTAAACGACATTTATTAGTAATTGCTCCAGAATTCATCATCTTCTTTATCCCACTCTTCAGCAAAAGACATAGACGAAACAATCATTGATTGCATTGTCAAATCTGAACTTGAAATGTCTGAATGAAAATCCGATATAAAATTATTAACAACAACAACGTCTGATTTATCTTTAGGCTCTAAACAAACATTCGAATAACCAGAAAATCCAAAAGTACTTTTAAAAATACTTTTTATAGACGCAGTGGCGGTAGACGTGTTAAGGGTTAGTGCTCTCATTTGTGTTGGTTTTTAACTTGTTTTAAAATTTGTTCTGAGGTGTCTTTAATAATTCCAGCCAATCTTAGGAAATGTGGTGTGGTCATTACTACTCTATGCGTTCCTACAGCAGTTTCTCCATCTGGTGACTTAACTCCCAATTTTAATTGGGCGGTTTCATTGTTGATACTCAATTCTATAATATCTGTAAATATAACCTCTACAGGTTCTTTGTCTACAAATGGAATTGATTTTAGCTCTTTCATTTATATAAGAGTGTATTTTTATTTTTTAGTTTTCACTAACAAAAGTTAGCGCAATATAGTAAATAAATTAAATATGCTTAAAAAACTTCATTATTATCGATAAATAGCATTGTTTTAAAGCCTAAATACAATATTTGTACAAAGATACTAACCTTTCAATTCAGCAATTTATAATACAATGCTAAAGTTTTATATAATTATCAGCAATGTAAATCCTTATACGTTTTATAAACGCAAAAAGTTACAATTTATTATATTTGGTGTAAAATAATGTTGTCCTATTAATAATGAAAAAAACACGTTGGATTTTAATTTTGCCTATTACTTTACTTTTAACATTTGTCTTTGGCGAATGGTCTAATTTTTTATTCACAGAAGCTGGAGGCGAAAATTTACCAATAATAACCCCTCTTGTTCGTGCTTTTGTTTTTATTGTTTCTGCTTATATTATAGCTCCATCTAAAAAGAATGAAATCCAACAAGGTTTCACAGTTATATGGGTATTATCAATTATGTTTTATTCTTTATTTTTTGCGAATAGCTTATTGGAAGATACTCACGCAAACTTTCTTTTTACAATAATAAGTTCAGCAATTACATCTACCGTATTATATACATTACACGAGATTTTTTTTAAAAAGGAACAAAGCAATTAAATATTATTTACATTTGCGTAACACAACTATCAGGATTTAAAAACAGCAACTTATCGAACTGCGCTTTTTGTTGCAAAATACTATGCTGTTAAATCCGAAAGCCGTCCAAGAAAAATGACTGCTCTGTAAATTTTAAATACAAAGTAGTAAAAGTATTGGGTAACCGCATTCAGATAGCGAATATTCCGAGCTATCAAAACGTTTTAGTGAACCTACAAAATCAATGAAACCGCTCAATCATAGAAAAAATATTTAATTTAGTGTAAACTTATATATAGTTACCTAAAAAAAGACCAACATAACAGTTGGTCTTTTTGTAACTTATTGATAATCAAATAGTTATCACCCCTCAAAAATCATCAAATTATTTCTTGAGGTGGCTACTAATGCACGCTCAGTCAAAAATTCAGTAATTCTAACATCGGCAGAACTTGTTCCTTGAGACCAATCTCTTATGGCAAGTTCATACTTTCTGTTTACCGCTTGACTTGCACGATATTTAACGTGTAAGATTGGCTGAGTAGCAGTTGTACCGGTCATAACATCGTAAACTTTTTTAGAACCC